CCGTCCTCGACCAGGTCCGGCTTGTTCAGCATTTCAGGCAGCAAGGCATAGTCTTCGACCCTTACTTCCCGCTGGCCTCTGGCGAGTTCTGACTTGGCGTCGCCATGCCCGGTGAGTATGTGCCTGGGTGCATACTGGTCGATCGCATAGTCGAACAGATCGACCCTTGCGCCGGTCAGTCCTCCCACCGTCTTCGCGTCTGCACTTGTGAGCAGGCCCATGGTCCGATACGGGGGGACGTCCCTGCCGTCCAACGCGGCCTGAGCATAACGCCGAACATCATCCGCCACGGAAGGCAGGCTGCGATATGCCGTGGCCAGCCTGTCGCGGACAGACTCCGGAACTCCCTGCATGTACGACTTGGCCAGGGAATAATCCCACTGCTGCGTTTTGGCCGCCATCGTCCGGACGGCGTCTGAAACCGTGTCGCCGGGCATGTAGCCCCATCCACGGTCGATGCCGCTCGGCTCTCCCGTCTTGGGGTCGATTCCATTATCCGGAGCCGTGCGCACCTTGCCGCCGTACCTGTCGGCATCCTCGGGACGCCTGACGCCGACAACCCGGCATCGGCAGCCCCACCCGTTTGGAGGGTAGTGCGCCTTCCACCAAGGATCGTCAGCCCGCAGCGTGAGACCGTTCCAGGACACATGCAGCGGACGGGGATGAAGGGAGCTGTCGGAGTGCTTGTACACCCACCACTCAAAGCCGCCCTCGCGCAGCTGCGCAAGGCGACCGGCGGCGTAGCTCGTGGAAAGATTGGTCGTGTAGATAACCCTGGTGCGCCAGTTGAACTCGCCCCGGTAGTCCCAGCCGTTGCGCTCGACGATTCGGGCAAAGTCCTTGCGGAAGGACTGAATACTTCCGCCCTCGGCAATAACCCTGTCGACCGCTGCGGCCAGGTCGGACAGCAGGTCCGCCTTTGCGGCCCCGGCCACCATGAACCCCTGATCGTGCCGCCCCTTCCAGACGTCGTCCCACTTGGCGGACGGCATCATCTTGCCGAGCTTGGCCCGGAAAAAGGCGACCTGCTCCGGAAACGGGCGCTTGAGTACGCCCGCCACCTTCGGGTCAGCTGCGGCCGGATCAGACATCAGACTCCCTCTCCACGTCGTAGCGCCCCGCCAGCTCGGCGGCGGCGAATCCCATGGCCATCACTTCGGCCAGATCTCCATCGGGCAGATCGGCGTAGCTTGCGAGCAGCGACTCCCGAAGCGTCGGAAGGTCCGGAGCGTCCTCGACCAGCTTGCCGATGTGCTCCAGAATGGTCGCCCACCCTGGCTCGGCATCCGCAGCCATCCTTTCGGCCTGGGGGGATATGGGGGTCACATCCTCTCCGGAAGCCTCCTGGGCGTGTGCGGCGGTAGCCTTGCGGGAGTGCTTGTCTTTGTCTTGCTCTGTTTGTTTGAGATTTTCCGGCGTGGAAACAGCGCCCAAAAGAGGCTCGTCGCCTTCCGCTTCGGGGATGCCCCACTTCTCACGCACCCAGCGCTCCGGCACCTTGGCACCGAGGGGGACAATCTTGGACAGCTGGTCCGCAAGCGCCACCATATCCTCGGGCTCTTCAACGAACAGTTCCACGTGGGGAAGGGGCGCATCTCCAAGGTTCAGACGCACGATGGGTCCGATAAGACCCCGGCGCAGCGTCGCAGACAAAGAACGTGCGTCGGCGCGCAAGAGGTCGCTACGAACCTCGTTGTGGACCGTGGCCTGGGCAAGGCTGCCGCTGGAACCCTGGTCGGTCGTCAGCGTCTGTCCCAGAACGGCCTTGCTCACCTGGCGGTCCAGATATTCGATCAGGCGCTGGTACAGGTCCGCGCTGGCCGTCTTGGCCGTCGACTCCTGAAATTCGATCTTGAGGCTGTCGGGGATAACGGCGGCGGCATCGGAGCCGACATCCATCACCGCCCGGCGAAGCACGTCAATGTCCTGCTGGGTGGCCGAGGCGTCGTATTTGCCCAGGCGCAGCGGCTGGCCGTACAGCTCGGCGAATGCCGCCCAATCACGCAGGGCATAGCTCTTGAACACCCACGCCCACAGCGCCGAACGGGCGAGGCCGCCCATGATCGGAATGCCCGCCAGAATCCTCGGAGCATGGCAGATAAACTTGTACTCCGGCAGCTCCTGGCCATCCGGCGACCCGTCGTACAGACGTAGATGGCGGCCGGTCTCCCGGTCGAACTGGAACCAGTGCGGCTCGCGGATCAGCGCGTCCTGGGGCAACCACCGGCCGCCCTGGGTGGACCAGAGAATCTCCGCAACGGCATACCCCTTGGACAGCGCGTCAAGCAGTCCCACCAGCAGGGCGGGGATGTCCAGCCTCTCCAGCGCGTCTTGGACAAGCTCCGCAGCCTTCTCGGCGGCGGGCGTCTCGTCGGCTGGAGAAACGGACAGCGGCAACCCTGCGGCGGCCAGCTTGCGGGTCTGCAACACCGAACGGTAGTGCAGGTCTTTCTCTTCAATGTCTGCGGCGGCCAGCAGATACTCCTTGGCATCGCCAAGGCTCGCCCTGCGCAAAATGTCAACCACGTGCGCCGGGGTGAGCGAGGCCATGGGCCGCAAGGTCCACGCCTGCCGTATGCCGGTCAACCCGGCCGAGGCCACCTCGGACTTCAGTGTCTTCTTATCTACTACCATCGTTCATTATCCTCGCTTCCGCGCCAGGTTCTCCGGCTGACCGTTTCATAGGCATATACAGGTGACGGCTCCACGGCCGCCGAGACGGCCAGAGCCAAGGCCCAGAATCTGTCCGCGTGGCTTCTGCCGCTTTCCGTGGTCCGCTCGGCTATCAGTCTCGGCGCTCCGGTCGGGCTGGCTTCGCGCTTGACGGAATGTAGGTCCGACCGCAACTCGGGCCGGGGCGGAATCCGCAGCGAGCGATCTTCCATGCGTTCCTTGAGCGCGGTGGCCATGTCGAGCTTGCGCACTGCGGAGAACAGGACGCCTTCGACACGGTACTGGCCATGGCGACGCTTTGCCTCTTCGACGGGCATCTCGCCGAGACCCGTCTGGTCGAGCGCGGCGCGGGAGACCCGGTACTCCTTCATAATCCTGTCCAGGGCGGACAGCTGCTCGGCAAAAGACGTCCGGCGCATTTCGACCAGCTCCCGCAGCCAAAGGACATCCCCGACCATCTCCAGTACAGCGATGACGGTCAGGTCGCCGCGAGCGGCAAAGTCCATCCCCACAAAGCAATGGCCGCCGGAGTACTTGGCGGGAATCCCCGCCTCCTCGTCCTCGCAGCTGCCGACCAGCTCATAAGGGAGCCAGGCGGAGGCCGCGTCGACGAACTGGCACTCGAACTCCTGCGCCCAGGCTTCCGGATCGGACATGCCGCGTCGCAGCTCTTCGATGTCTCGCGGGAGCCCGTCGGCGACGGCGTCGTAGATGGTCACAATGTGCCGGGAGAAGACCGACTCGGGATCGGTCATGATCTCGTGAAATTTGTCTCCGACTCCGCCGGGCGTGGATATGACGCGCAGCTTGAGGTCGGGGCGGGATATGACGGGAAAGAGGGCCTTCCATATCGCCCGGTTGTCCTTATGGTGGGCAAACTCGTCAAGAATGAGGTTTTCCGTCATACCTCGCGCGGTGTCGGGGTTCGCGGCCACGCACCGTATGCGGCTCCCCTTGGGAAGCCTAACCTCGAAGGCCAGCTCGTTCGCGGCGAAGGGGACGGCCAACGCTTCGAAACCGGCCTTGAACGCGCGCAGGTGGAGCTTCACGCCGTTGTCCATGGCGTCCAGGGCGCGGGCCTGGCTGACGGACAGAATGGTCCATCGGCGAGACTTGCCCTGCGTCTCCGCGTCAAGGCAGTCCAGAACGGCCTCCAGGGTGGTCGTGAATGTCTTGCCGGTCTGACGGCTCCACATGCCCGACTTAAACCTGGAGGTGTCGTTCAGGTATCTGCGCTGGTACGGATAAAGGACTGATTCGCTCATTCTTTCGGCCTGATTAAAAGTTCAACGTAGCGCTTGCGGGCTGCATTGTTTATACCCCTCCAGCGCTCTCGCTCCACGATCTCGCAATCCGCATACAGCTCCCTGATCAGCGGATGGTCCCCGTAGGTCAAAATCCAGCTACCCTTAACAGTACGCAGGCGCTCCCGAAGCTCGGCATGGTCTATGCCGCCGCTCGCGTACAGCTTCTGGTCGCCGTCCGCGTAGGGAGGGTCCAGGAAAAAGACTACCCCCCCCCCCCGAAGGGGCGTGGTCATAAAGGTCGATCAGCCGCCGCCAGCCGAGGCATTCTATCGACACCCGAGCCAGCCGATCGGATACGGCCATAATGTTCTTGATCAGTGTGTCCCGAGATGCGGCAGCGCACGTCCTGGACACATGGAAGCCACGACCGGCCAGCCCGGCAAAGCCGGTCCACCGTGCAGCGATCCACCGCGCGGCGCGCTGAATGTCCGTCTCGCCAGGAGACTCCAGCCAGTGCAGGCGCTCGGAACGGGAAAAGAGGCAATACCGAAGCTCCTTGGAAAGCTCGTCGGGATGATGCCGTGCGACGCGGAAGACCGTCACCAGCCCCTCGTCGACGTCGTTGTACACCTCGACAGGAGAGGGCTCTTTCGCCAGGAGCACGGCCCCCATGCCACCAAAGACCTCCACATAACAACGATGCGGCGGAAGCATGGCGGCAATGTCTTTTGCCAGCCACCTCTTTCCGCCGGGATATTTCATAATGGGCTTTACATTAGCTGCCATACAGCTCTTCCTTAATGCGATTGAATGTGTATGCGTCGTAACGGGCATCGTCCTGCATGGCCTCTTCGATCTTGGCCAGCTTCTCGGCCACCTCGTCCTGCCAGCGCTTCTGAACCACGGACGCTCTGGAAACCTCCGCGATAGCCTTGGCGGCCTGAGAGAGCAGCTTGACACGCGCTCCGGCGTCGGACTCTTCCTCGGCCTCCTGCAGCGACACCATCGCATCGAACAGCTCTGACTGGACCAGGCTGATAACAGCTGCGGACCTGAGGTCCGCCTGATCCGGCGCGCTCTCCGCAATGAGCTTCGCGGCTTCCGTACTCGCCTTGATGGCCGAGAGCTTTCGCTCCAGCTTCTTTCCGTAACGATGCACGGCGGAGCGGGAGGGAGCGGCCTCGTCGGGAAACTTGCCCTGCAGGTCTGCGATCAGCTCGTCGAGCGTCAATCTGCCCTCGACGATCCGCCGCTCCAGATAGGACCGTATCTCCGGTGAAAGCTGCTGGACTGTGGATTTCCTTGCCATGCCGCTTACCACTTGGGGGGTCTTGCGACGCCTGCGGGACACGGCGCGCGGTGGTCCACCACGTCCTCACCGTCGGCGGTCAGCTCGGCTTTCCAGACAGGCCCCTTGGTGATCGTCAGCAGCTTGCGCTTTTCCAGACTTGCAAGCTCCTGCCGGACCAGGTCGGGAGTCACCGCCAGCGGGACGTCCTGGGCGGTCCTCATAAGCACCATTTCCGTGGTGCCATAGGGGCGCGCATGCCACAGCGCGTAGAGAAGCACCCAGCGGAGGGTCTCCCGTTCCGCCCTGGCGATGTCTACAAACTCATTCATTGTTCCTCCGGGCCATCAGCTCGTAGAGCCGGTCTAGTTTCACGTTCAGGGCCGTGTATTCGCGGATGGAGTCTTCCCTGCGCTGAAAGTTGATGGCAAGCTCGGATCGGCAACACTGCTGCTCGCGTCTGATCTGTGCCAGCTCCTTCGCCTGTTCGGCCTGGCGATTTTCCATATCGCTGATCATCTTGGACACGAGCGCCCGCAGTATGCCCACGAGAAAGCCGCTCCAGGCGACCATAAGTCCTGCTGCGAACAGCAATTGTCTCTCGGTCATTTCCTGCCCCCGCCGCCCTTGAGAATGCCCGTGATCTTTTCAGCCCCGCGAGAGACGAAGTAGAACCCGAAGGCCGCCATGAGCATCTGCTTGAGCATGTCCACGTAGGCCGGGGAGACGTCGTGCTGATACAGCGAGAAGCCTGCAAAGATGGTCCAGGCCGCCAGCAGATAGATCAGGACGAGAGGTCGCACGTTCTTGGACAGCCAGCTGTCGCTGCTCATGTCCGCCTTCAACCGCTCGGTGAGCTGGTTTTCCATGTCGGCCTGGAAGGACATAGCCTGCGCCACGGCCTGCTGCTGCAGCAGTGCGAGCTTGGCCTCGGCTTCGGCCTTCTGCTCGGGAGTCATATCCGGAGGGAAGTACCCCTTGATGAGGTCGACCCCGGCAGAGATCAGGTCTCCAACAAAGGGAAGCATCATACCTCCTGGGCGAGAGCGAATATCCGCGTCAGCCAGCCCATGCCGAAGCGGTCGAAGTTTTTCGTCTGGCTGTAGCGGATCGCGCGCAGAGCCATGAACCTGACCGCGCGCCATTCCGGGTGGGACTTTGCGGCAGCGAGAGTCTTCGGGCCGATCTTGCCGTCCACGGTCACGTCGGCCGCCTCCTGGAGCATCCGCGCGGCAGCGGATACGCCCTGGTTTATGGCGGCGTCAAAGACGTAGAGGGAAAGGGGCCAGGGAAGCTCATCGCACTTGCAGGCATCCCAATAATCCCGCCTGTAAATCTCGCGCGCGTCAGATTCGGTCAGGGCGCGGATGTCGAGATCGGGATACGAGCGCTGGCAAATGCCCCACTTAGTCAGGCCACCGGGGTCGCGAGGGTCGTCCGTGACCTTCTCGCCACCCTCGGCAGCCACAACCAGGAGGAACGCGGCATCGAAAATTTGAGGGGGGGGATTGTAATTCTTTTTCATGCCCGCACGATACGGCAATGTGCGGCGGGGTGAGCGTGGAAAGCATTCAGCGGGAGCCACAAGACTACGCTTGCGACTCCCGCTGATATAAGGCTTTGGCCTTGGCTTTTTGATACAGAACTTTTCTCGGAAAAGCTATCCCTTGTCAACGCCCGCTAAAGAGGCAGGGGCAGCTGCCCAGCCTGCTGTGACCTGCCGCCGTCCTTCTTTTCTCCACCGGGAACCCTTGTCAGGGCGCGCCAGATGGTCTTGTCGGTCAGGCTGAACTCGACAGCCAGCATGGCCACGATAGTGCGGGCCGACAAGCCTTGTTCGGAGAGGTTGTCGAAGCGCTTCTGGATCGACAAATCCTGCATGGCCGCGACGGCAGCCTGGCAGCGCGGGATATAGAACCCGCGACTGCCACCATAGTGGCGCACGAAAGCTGCGGCGACATCCTCGCCGAGAACCTCGCCAAGCCACTCTATACGGGCGATGCCAGCGGGAATGTCTCCCTTCGGCACGTCCAGGGTGGTTCCGCCGAGCTTCTCCACGACGCGCAAGGCGAAGTCCAGGCCGATATGCTCGGCCAGCTCCCTCACGCTCGCAGGAAGCAACTCTTCCAGCTTTTGCGCGTGTTCCATGTTCAGCTTCGGTTCGATCACTTGGACTCCTCTTGTTTCTTCCAGCGCCGAAGGCCGGAGATGATGTCGGTTGCCTGTTTCCTGCTGACAAAGGTGACATCGTCGACGCCAGCCGTACGCTTGATGAACCCGCGCAGACGCCCATCATTCAGCCCGTCCTCCCATCCGCGCTCAAAAGCGAGCTGTTCAATCTGGGCGAGCTGCCGAGTGGTCGGCTTCGTCAGGTCTTGCCCGCCGCGCGGAGCCGGATCAGGAACGTAAATATCCGCGCCCATATCCTTGAGCTTCCAACACCACCTCGTCAGCTGGGCATCGCTCATATCCCGACAGGAACTATGCCCGGTATGCGTCTCCTGAATGGAACGGCGCATGTCGTCGTCCCATCCGAGCTGGTCCGCAGCCTTGTGTGCGATATGGAGCAGGGTTCGCCTGCGGGGCGTTATTGGCTTCTTTTTCATTTTCCACCTCCATTCGCCCAGAGTTTCAGCCATCCGACAACCTCTTCGGCGTCTTCCGCGCTCAGACCTTTGCGCTTGATGTGGCCGCGCCACATCGCAAGCACCGCCGGGTTCGTAAAAAAGTCGGCAAGAGCCTTGCGCAGTTCGTGCTTCTTCTCGTCCTGGGTCATTGATTCCTCCGCCTCCAGACTACGACCTCAGAGAGTATGCGCCGATCATCGTCAACGCGAACACGGCGAGGGTCACCTTGTCGTCAGCCTGGATCATGACCAGCAGAGCTATGCAGTCCACGCAAAGGGGCGACGACCAGAGGCATCCCGGAACTCTTTACAGCCCCGAACAGGAGCGCGACCAGACATACCCACGTCCTCACCTGCCACGGAAGCATCGCGGCCGGAACGCCGTAGCGGAATCCCAGGGCATACGCTCCGAGGAAAAGCGCGGTCACCAAAGTCTGCGGGTGCGTTATCTGCATATTTCTCCCAAGCCGCCTTGCGGCATTTCGTTTTCATTCGGCTGGCTCATCAGGCCCCGGTCGCCGTCTCTCCGGAACGACCGCCCACTCAGGGCGGTTTCGCTTTCAACAGGCGGGCTTTCGCCCGCCACAGCATGAATCAAGGCTCAAGACACATTACTCCTTCGCCAGGCGCGCACCGATGATCGTGTACGAGGGCGACGCCGCGGAGTTGCAGGTGACGTACCACAGCCCCGCAGCCGCGCCGCTGCTCCAGGTGCCGCCCACGATCGGGAAGTACTCGCGATAGCTGTCCCAATACTGCCAGTCAGGAGCTGTGGATTCGCTCTGCTCATCAGCGCCGAAGTCCACGATAAAGAGGTCGCCGAGGTCATATTCGTTCGTCCTCTCGTCCATGAAGGTCACCGGATAAACAGCGTCGTCAATGGAGTCGGAAATCTGGCCGGTCTCGACCCATGTCTTGCGGCCGTTGCGGTCCCAGAGGCAGATTTCGCCATCATCGGTCTTGAGCCCGTCGATCCACTGCCAGACGTTGCCCCAGAGGCCGACGATCCCTCGATAGGTGGCCTGTGCCACATCCTCGGCGTCAACCTCCGCCGCACCCTTGCCCCAGGCGTCCACGCGGCCGCGACCGGTCTTGCTCTGGCTGTCCATGGTGGCGTTCTCCACCAGGTAGAGCCACTGGATCGCGGACCACTGATAAGCGCTCCAGAGCATGAAGCCGTCGACATCGCCCTCGTTGCGCGCGGTGGCGTCGGCCTGGAACTGCGTCAGGCTCCGGCTGACGGCGGGCTTGACTCCGGGAACGGAAGAGAGCTTGGAGCCGTCCATGCTGGCCTGGTACTTGCCGACGAAAACCTGCTGCAGGTCGCCACCGTCACGACGGAAGGCCGGATGGATGGAAAATCCGTCCAGAGGCTTGTCGCTGATCAGCCAGGCATGCTTGCCAGCATACTCTCCGTTCACCAGTCGGGTCCGCTTGATGTAGAATGCAGGAATACGCACCATGTGCTGTCCGTCAATCACGGTATCCTTGATGCCGCCCCAGACGGAATGGGTGTCGAAAAACGCCTGACCGGGATCGGGAACCACATTCCCGAGGGCGTCGATACGCGCCCACAGGCCGTCGTCGCTGTCCGACTCGGTAAACACCACGCCAATTGCATCCATAATCTTCTCTTCCATCGGTTTTCTCCTTTCGGCTGGCTCATCAGGCCCCGGTTGCCGATTGGCCGGGACGACCGCCC